CGTTCGACATCGCGAACAGCGAGAGGAATTGCAGGCCGTCGTAGAGGTCGAGTTCGACGTTCGAGTAACCCGGACCGACCCACTTCGGCGTCCAGGACTGCGCGTAGCCGTAGAAGACGGGATAGATCGTCCCGCCGTAGCTCGCGGAGACGGCGATAGGCGTGGCGATGGAGAGGTTGCCGTAGTACGGCCCGGCGGTGTTCCACGTCGAATAGCGGGCGTCTGAGTTGTCGAGAAGGATCTGGACGGTCCCGGCCTCGAAGCGTTGCAGCTCGTGCTGGCGGCCTGAGGTCTCCCCGTAAGAGCGGACGTTCGGGAGCGGCGTCCAGGTGAAGCCGAGCGGCGTGGCGGCCGTGAGCGGGTTCTGGCCGAGGGCGGCTTGCACCATGAGGACCGGCGCGGCATAGCCTCCGGTCATCAGAGCGAAGCGGTTGGCGATGTCCTTGACCGTGCGGGTAGAGCCGAAGACGGCGATCTGTGCGAGGTAGCCGGAGAAGGCCCGCGCCGTGCCTGACGGGTTGAATCCGAACCCGACGAATGTCGTCCCGACCTGGTACGTGCCGGCCAGGGCTGCCGTGGCGACCTGTGTGCCGTCCACGTAGAGCCGTATGGTCGTCCCGTCCCACGTCCCGGCTACGTGGTGCCAAGCCCCGGTCGAGAGCGCAGAGCCCGCTGTAGCGGTCGCTGAGGTCGTCCCGTTCCCGAAGCAGATCTGAGGCACGCCGACTGCCAGTTCGAGCGAGAACCCGACTTTGGTCGTCCCAGAGGTCCAGCCGGTGCCGACGAGGCAGCCTGTGACGTCGGTCGTGATCTGGACCATTGCCTCGACGCTGAACCCGATCACCGCAGGGTTGGGGTTGCAGGTCGTGGTACATGAGGTCGCGCCGGAGGTGCCGAACCGTGCCCCGGTGTCGAGCGGCATGACGGCGATCGGCCCAGCGACGCCGCCGAAGATCTCGTTGCCGGTCGTGCACGTCGCGGTGTTCCCCCAGCCGGAGAAGTCGAGGGCCGTCGAGACTCCGCCCGCCGTGGCATCCGCCAGCTTCCACCAGCCAAGGGGCTGATCGGCGTAGAGAGCGGCGTCGAAGCTGCCGACAGCTGGCGTCACGTCAGGCCGACGGTGATCGTCGAGCGACCACCGCGGAGGAGAGCGGCGCGCATGTCGGGCGACATGGCGTTGGCGAACTCGCGCCCGTTGACGACGGCCTTGACCTCGATGTAGACGGGCGAGTTGCTCCCGCTGCTACTGCCGCCAGATGCCCCGGAGAAGTGCATCGGGTTAGGCCCGACCGAGCCGCCAGCCATGACCATCGCGGTCTGCTGCTGGTTGAGGACGAGTTCCGGGCCTGCCTCGCCGATGTAGGCGATGGTCGGAGACGAGACGAGGCCGCCACCCGCTAGGTGGTGGATCAACCCGCCGACCGCGTGGACCGCGCCTCCCGCGATGCCGCCGATCTTACTGATGATGCCGGTGATCTTGCTCACCGCTCCGGCGATCTCCCCGATGATCGGGCCGATGACCTTCCACACGTCCTGCACAGCGGTCTTGATGCCGGTCCAGACCGTGGACCAGACCGCGCCGGCGCCGGTGACCGCGGCGTGCCACGTCCCGGTGAAGAACGACACGATTGGTCGGACGACGTTGGAGTCAACGAAGTTCCAGACCGTGTGAGCGACGGACTTGATCGTGCCCCAGGTCTGTGACCAGTGGGTTGCCACGTAGGCGATCGCGAATCCGAGAGGAAAACCCAACAGGATGCCCGCGATCAGGTCGATGTGGGACTTGATGAAGTTCCACGCGTCGTTGATGACCAGTTTGATGTCGCCCCAGATCATCCTCCAGTGGGTCCCCAGGTAGAGCAAGGGAAACACCACGTACAAGATGTCCTTCACTATTTGGTTGTGGAGGATGTTGTCTAGGAAGTGCCAGGCATCGAGCGCTACGGTTTTGATGCCGGTCCAGACCCCGCGCCAGTGCTTGTAAAGCTCGAAAGCGATGATGACGAGCGCGCCGATGGCAAGCCCGATCGGCCCGAAGGCAGCCGTCGTCGCCGCGCCAGTCTCCTCCGAGGTCGTAGCGACGCCTTCCTCAGCAACCTCTGTCGCAGCCGATCCGCTGATGACTTTCGTGACCATCTGGCTGAACGACGAGATCATCTGCTGGGTGCCCTTGATGAAGGAACTGACCTTCTGGACGGCGAATACCGTTACCGCTGAACCGAGGACCACGCCGATGGCGACCGCTAGCGCCTTCACGATGATTGTGTGCTTCGCGATGAAGGCGCCGACTACTTTGAGCTTGGGCAGCAGGAACTGGCCGAACTCGGTCACGAGGTCTTGCGCTGATACCTTCACAAGCTCGAACTCGTGGCTGAGGGTCTGCGCCTGCTTCTGTGCGGCTGCGTGGGCAGATCCAGCCCTTGTGACGGCCGCTGTCTCCTGGTTGTAAGCCTTCGGGCCGGCCTGAATCGTCGTGAGCAACTTGGCGGCCGAGGAGCCGAACCCGTCGGCCGACAGCTTGGCCGTCGCCTCAGCGGTCCCCATCCCCTTGATCTGGTTGTGGAGCTGGGAGATCACCGACGTCATCCCGACGAACTTCCCTTGCGAGTTCGTCATGGTCACGCCGAGCTTCTGCTGTGTCTCCCGTGCCGTCTCGGAGGCAGAGTTGGCGGAGGTGAAGCTCGACCACAACGCTGTCTGCGACGTCGACATCGCGTTGGTGGCAGCAGTCAGCTGGGTGCCGGTCATCGTGCCTGACTGGTACGAGCGCGCGAGCGATTGCAAGGCCGGTGGGAGGTCAGCCGTGGCGATCTTCAGGTTCTGCTGCGCCTTCACAGCCGCGGTCGTCGGGGCGAGCATGGCCGTGAACGAGGTGGTCAACGCGGACATCGCAGCGCGGCCGGTCTCGCCGTGGGTGGTCATGTCGACGAGCAGCCCGCCCATCTGGCCGAGCGGAGGCGCGAGGCTGCCGAGCTTGGTCTTGGTCTTCTCGAGCGCGGCGGCGAGGGTTGACGTGCTCTGGCCGGTCTTCTCCGAGGCCGTGAAGAGGATGTCGGACGCACCAGCCGCACCCGACGCCTTGATGCCGAAGGATTGCATGACGCCGGCGAGCGCAGAGGTCGAGGACGAGAGGCTCTGGCCCGAACCCTCGGCGAGGTCCATCGCCGCGTGCATGACGGTCATCGCCTGGGCCGCGCTGAGAGCCTTGCCCTGAGTCGTCCCGAGTTCGCCCGCGACGCCTTGGAAGGCGGTCGCTATCTCCTGGCCGGAGTAGATCGTCGTGCCAGCCGTGTGCAAGAACGCCGACCCGATCTTGTCGGCGGCCTTGGTCGATATCCCCGCCGCCGCCGCGATCCCGGCCTCGGTCTGCTGGAAGTTCATCGCGAGGTGGATGCCTTCGGCCGCGATCCCGACGACTGCTGCTGCACCGACGGCAGCGATGGCCCCGCCAGCCGCTCCCATTGCCGAGCTGAACTTCTGGCCCTTGGTCTCCAGCCCGTCGAACTTGCTGCCCATCTCGGTGACGTTCTTCGAGAACGGCAAGCCGAAGTTCGCCATGGTGTTGCCGAGCTTCGAGAAGATACCGCCGACCTTGCCACCGGCCTCGTCGAACTTGTCGCCGATCCCGTGGCTGGCCTCGTCCGCTGCCGCGTCACCCTCGGCCATCGAGGCGACTAACCCGGCAGAATCGCCTGTCAAAATGACTCGAAGGACGCGGTCAGCCATGAGTGCTCCTATGCGTCGTCGTGGCCGTAGGCGATCGCCTCGACGGTCTCGTCCAGAGCGATAGCGATCATCTCCACGGCGTCGTCGCCCCTGGCTTCAAGTGCCGGGTACAAGAACGGCGTCGCCTTCTGGCTGACCGTCACAGCCGGGTTGCCGTAGACCGGGTGCTTCCACGATCCGGGCGCGTACTCGTTCAGCGCCGGGAGCGGACTCTGCTCGCCTGCCGCGTTCGTCACGTTGCGGGCTGCTGTCACCGAGACCGAGCGGAGGCCGCTGATGCTGACCTTCACCTTCGGCGGGTTGCCGGGCATGATGACGTTCGCCCGCTTCGCAGCGTCGTCACGGACGAGCATCCCCGCCGCACGCAACCTCTTGCGGAGCCGCTTGGCTACTTCAGGGACCTCGTTGCGGAGGACCTTGGCGAAGTCCTTCAGTTCTCTCGTGTTGCAGGAGATCGACGGCGAGGAGCGTCCACTGGCCATCGGCTGTCCTCACGTCTTCGCGTTCTTAGCGATCTCCGCCCGGTACGAGTCCACGGCCCCGCGCATGCCTTCGGCCTCGTCGAAGGTCAGCCGGTCCCATTCCCAGGGTCGGATTCCAAAGAGGTGGGCGAAGTCGGGGAGGTACCCTCGCTGCCACTCGTCGATTCGCTTGCCGGCTCGACCTCCGCGGAGGGGGCTGGGTCCTCCGCCTGAGTAGGGCGGTCATCAGCAGACCCGCTGTCGGCGCAGTCCTCGGAACCGCTGTCCTCGTGGACTAGGACGGTCTTGCCGGCCTCATTGCGACCAGGCTCGAGCGGACCCCCGCAGTCGGAGCAGACCACGTCGATTACGACGTCGCCAATGTTCAGGTCAATCAGGTCGTCGAGGCGGCAGTCCTTGTTGTCGCGCTTCAACAGAATCCAGCCGAGGACCTGGCGGGCGTACATGGACCCGGCGTCGAGGTCGTTCTGGAACGTCCCGAAGGGCTTCCCGTACTTGATCTCGATGTCGCGGCTCTCGCGGAACGAGATCGTCTTCGGACCCCAGTTCTCGAAGACGCGTCCCTCCACGGTGACGTTGAGTTGTGGCTGCATTGTTCCCCTTTGTTATGGCTGCTGGTACTACAGGACCTACAGCACGGTCGCGTCAGTGCTCATCACGTCTATCTCGACCACAGGGTCACCCAGGCCGTTGTTGAGGCCGGTGAATGGGACGCTCACCTTGACCACGCCGGTGTCTGCGGCCTTGGGCGAGGCGGCCTCGAAGCGGCACGCCGGGACGATGACCTTCACGTAGTTGTAGTACGTGCTTGCGATGAGCGGCCCGCCGAAGTAGATCTGCAGCGGCGTCACGGTGTCGGCAGCCATCGCGTTGTAGTAGTCCGCCAGGTTGGCGAACTCGATGTCGATGGTGCCGGTCACCTCGTAGAAGTCGTTCTCGACTGGCTCGGCCTTCACGATGGCCCCGATGTTGAACCGGGCCGTGTCGAACTTGTTGGCGATCTTGACGCTGACCTTGGAGATGATGCCGCTCGGAGCCGCCGGGCTGCCGGAGATGACTTCCGGGGCAGTCCCAGCGAGAGTGCCGCCGAGCAGGACCGAGGCGAGGGCGCCCGTCACGCCCGCGAAGGTGAACACGTCCGGGGTTGGGAATGTCGGAGCCGCGTAGGAGGTCGCTGTCAGCTCGCTCTGGGAGTCGAGGGTGATCGCCAGCTTGGCGATCTCGTTCACGCCACAGGAGATCTCGATCTCGACGATCTTCGAGCCGGGATAGGTGAACGCCTGCACGGTGCCTGACGGCGTCTCCGGGAGTCCCTTTTGGAAGGTGTAGCTGAACCCGACGTCGGTCAGGCCGGGGTAGTGCTGTTGCAGGTAGGCCGTCGTCGTGCCCTGCTCGGCCGCCGTCGAGGCCGACCCCATGACGCCCTGGAAGAACTTCCCCATGCCCTTGTCGGCAAGGTCCAACGTGAACGCACCGGCTGCTTCGGTCGTCACGAGCGCCCGGCGCTTGGACAGCATGGCACGGTTGCCCGAGAGGGCCTTCGACTGGGCGATGTTCTTCTTCAGC